ATCTGAAGCAGCTGCCATAATATGCAACATCTCCAAGGTCATCACAATAAACCCCAGTTAGCTCCCCTTGTATAGATTCCTTCCCGCTTCTAGTGAATAGTCTGCGTACGGTATAAGTATCGTCCCAAGCTAGGTCAATAGTTAAGCTGTAACCGTTGCTTATTGGTAAGGTTATGCCAGTGCTGCGCTGTATTACTCTCCCGCCACTTATGGCGAATAGGTTATCTCTTCCTAGCTGCTCTATAGTCTGCGAGATATCGCAAGGCCTAAACTCTTCTAGCTGCGTAGTATCTTGCATTACGCTACCGCTTTAGTATAGATACCGTAAACCTTGTACATATTAGCGATCCGCTTTGCTGCCGCTTCGGTCATTACTGCCGCTGCTATCTCTTCGCCAGTCTCGATATCTACTAGGCGAATATAGCTCTTCCCTTTTCCTGCCATTCTTTTACCCCTTCCAAGGTAGGTTATTCCTAGTGCTTAGCTCTAGGCCATTCCCTACGGTATAACTACCGTAAGGAATAGTCAAGCTCTAAGCTACATCTCGCGCTAGGCGTGGCGCATTCTCTCCCAGCTCTTCAGTGTCTGAGATATCGAATACATATCGCCAGCTGAAGCGCAGCTTATCTTCTCCCGCTTCAGTAGTGTAGCTGCCAGTAGGCACTAGAATAGCTGCGCCAGTGCTTCCCTTCTTTACACTTCTGCCCGCGCTTTTCCAATCGTGGAAGCCCGCGCACTTTGTAGCTGTAGGCTTCTGCCATAGGATAAGTAAACCATTCCTCACGCTGTAATCTTCTAGCAGCGTGGTAGGGACTATCGTCCCGCGCTCTTCCATCACTTCTACCGCGTCACTCAGTGAGCGAATAAAGGCGGCCTTCTCTTCTTTGCTTCTCATAAGGTTACTCTCCCGCCAGCTCTAATATTGCCCAGCTCGCGCCAGCGTTGATACGCTCTAGCTCTAGAATATCCTGCTCGCGTGTAGTGCTGGCGGTAATAGTTGCAAGGTTGCGCAAGGCTTCCTCATTCATAGTATTAAACACGCCAGCGGGTAGCTTTAGGATAGTTTCCAGCTCGCGGCTATTGAAGCTCACCTTACTATTAAAGCTCTTCCCAGCGTAAGTGAATGGAAAGATTATCCACTCTACCGCTGCTGTCTCTCCCTTTACTTCTACTGCTGTACTCATTCTTTTACCCCTTCCAAGGCGGATCTTTTCCTAGGCTAGCCCTAGGCCAGCGGCCAGCTCTTGCGAGCTGGCAGCTAGTCAAGCTCTAGCGTAGTGCTTCTATATCTTCAGCGTCTAAATCGGTATCGAAACTAGTGCCGCAGCTAGGGCAGCTGATAACCGCTAGGAAACTGCTACCGTAAGGCTCTAACCATATTGTAGCTTCTACCCTCTCGCAGCTGCCGCACATAACCTTATGCTTCGCAATCGTGGCCATAATAATACTCTCCCGCTTCCTCTTCATTCAATAGGTTAAACACTCTCCCGCATTCTATGCAGCGAGCTCTAGTCTGAAGCTTAAAAGTATCCATATCAGTAGCCTATGAATATTCTAGTGAGCGCAGCTGCGAATTCTGAGCTGAGCGCGGCAGCTAGTGCAATAGCTGCGATAAGTGGCATAAGTAGTTTCATCTATTTACCTTCCTCTATAGGGTTACAGCAGCTACACTCATTCTCGCATCCGCCATATTTTTTACTACCGTCTAGCTGCTCTTCTAGGTAGATAGAGCATTTACACTCTTCGCACATAATAGCCATTTACTTACCTTCCTACAGCTGAACTCTTCAGCTGATATTCATAAGGTACGCTACCGCAATGAGCGTGTCAAGCTCTAGGCGTGTGTTTCGCGTCACACTTTATTAGGCAGCTGGCCGCGAGCTGAGAAGCTGCGCGAGCTGGCCGCAAGGATAGGCCGCGAGCTGCTAAGAGCTGAGATAGCTGGCAGCTTTAGGGGAGATTATTAAATTACAGTAATGAGAATATAAGGGGAAAGGGTAGCCGATAGGGTAGCCTACCCCGCGGGAATTGCTATACGGTACAGCAGCAGCGCAGCAGCGCAGCTTAGCAGCGAAGCTGCTACCGTTACGGCGAGAAGACCCTACGGTGTTAAGTTTAGTGCGTGTGTATAGTATGTACCCACTACAGATATATTTCCTAAAGTGAACCAGATCACTTATTAATGTCCTATTTTGTACCGATAATAAAGTGACGTTAGTCACATTATTAAAATAATTTATACCATAGGCAGGAAATGAGCTTTTTTTCCTGCCTTAGATACAGTAGGGGCGGTAGTTATGATAGCCCCGTACCGACTCGCTACGGTTACCCTACGCGAGTCCCTAGGACGAGCCCCGACTTACCCCTCGCTACGCTGTAGCTTGCTCGGGAGTTACCGTAACCAATGTCGTGCCAAGCACGACTTTTAATCGGGTGTAGTCTACCTATAACCCAATGAGATTGTAGGAAACTAATGGCTGAGAACTCAGCAGATATAGCAAAGCGAATCATCTTAGGATGTGTAGCTGAGGGTATGACCATTGAGCAAGCCTGCCTCTCGGCAGGCAAGTCTATGAAGACATACGAGTACTACAGGCGTACTGACAAGATCTTTACAGACAAAGTTGATAGAACTCGCCTTGGGTTAAAGGATAAGCAATTCGCCGCAGGCGATGTCCACGACATCTCATTTGCGGAGTTCCGCCAACGCTTTCTCAACTCCAAGACCTTCCCCCACCAGCAGAACCTTGTCGATATGATCGAAGGCAACGAGCCTTCTTGGTTACACCCATCGATGAAATACGAACAGGGTCTGGCCAATAACCGTATCCTTATTAACATTCCGCCAAACCACGCCAAGTCCATCACAATCACAGTGGACTACGTAACCTGGCAGGTAGCCCGTAATCCTAACTTTCGTGTGCTGATTGTTTCCCAGACTCAGCAACTAGCCGCCGACTTTCTCTACGCCATCAAGCAGCGTTTGACTCACCCAATGTATGAGAACCTTCAAAATGCTTATGCTGCTGGCGTAGGGTTTAACTCTAAGTCTGCCTCGTGGCAGGCTACCCGTATCACCTTTGGTGATGAGCTTCGTGAATCCTCTGAGAAAGATCCTAATATCGAAGCCGTTGGTATCGGCGGTCAAATCTACGGCAAACGTGCCGATATGATTATCGTAGACGATGCTGTCACTCTCAAGAACGCCAATGAGTTTGAACGCCAAATCAAGTGGCTAACCCAGGACGTGCGTTCTCGTCTTAACCCTACTGGTAAATTAATTATCATTGGAACCCGCGTTGCAGCCGTTGACCTCTATCGAGAACTGCGTAACCCAGACCGCTATCCAGGTGGTCTAGTTCCTTGGAAGTATCTGGCTATGCCAGCACTCCTTGAAACAGATGAAGACCCTGATAAGTGGGTTACCCTGTGGCCAGCTAGCGATGCTCCATTCGATGGGCAAGAAGAATCAGATTTGAACGAGGATGGACTATACCCACGTTGGAATGGTCGTAACCTCTATAACGAACGTCAAGCAATGGACGCATCTACTTGGGCGCTGGTCTACCAGCAACAAGATATTTCAGATGATGCAATCTTTGACCCAGTATGTGTGAGAGGTTCCATCGATGGTATGCGTAAGGCGGGTAGGTTGGTTCCTGGTCATCCAGGCCATCCACGCGATGTCAATGGCTTTTCTTTTATTTGTGGTCTTGACCCCGCTATGGTTGGTGATACAGCCGCCGTTTGTTACGCTGTTGATCGGGTTACTCATAAACGCTATATCGTTGATGCTATTAAAATCACTCGCCCAACGCCTGCTCAAATACGTCAGCTAATCTTTGATTGGACTTCTCTCTATAGTCCTAGTGAATGGATTGTAGAGAAGAACGCGTTTCAGTCCTTCCTTACGCAAGACGAAGGCATCCGTGCCAACCTTGCAAGCCGAGGCGTGTTACTGCGAGAGCATCACACGGGTAATAACAAGTGGGACTCAGGTTTCGGTGTTGCGTCTATGTCAACATTGTTTGGCACCAAGCAGCACGACGGAAAGCACCACCGCGATAATTTAATTCATATGCCTAGTGATCAAACTGAGAACATCAAGGCAATGATTGAACAATTAATTACTTGGTCCCCAACGACCAAGGGTAAAACAGATATGGTGATGGCGCTGTGGTTCTGTGAGATCCGCGCCCGTGAAATGCTCAACCAAGGTATCCACGCTGTACACCATATGAAAAATCCATTCCTGTCTCGTTTTGAACAGGGCAAGCGAACAGTCATTAACATTGATGAACTACTCGCAGAGCAAGAACGCACATTCATCTAAGGAGAAACATTGTTATCAACTAAAGAGGTCGCAGCGAAGGTAGCACGTCTACAAACTCGCTACGCGGCACGTGACCAGAGAATGCGCGACGTGCTCTCTGTGCGTCAAGGTGACATCTCCAAGGTATACCCAGCGATGTTTTCAGAGGAATATCCAAAGCCTCTAGTAGCTAACTTCGTAGATGTAGCAGCACGTGACTTGGCAGAAGTGATGTCTCCACTGCCATCCTTTAACTGCGCTGCTACCAATATGGTTTCTGACTCACAGCGTAAAGCTGCAGATACTCGTACACGTATCGCTAATTACTACGTGGCATCTTCTGAACTACAGATTCAGATGTACACAGGCGCTGACTGGTTCAATACCTATGGTATGTTGCCAGCGTTAATTGAGATGGACTATGAAACTAATAATCCAAGAATACGTCTGCTAAATCCTTTTGGTACCTATCCTGAAATTGATAGATTTGGTCGCACACTCTCAATGACACAGGTTCTAGCAACTGATGCTGAAACATTGGCAATGCAGTACCCAGAGTTCTATGACCAGATTATGCCAAAGAATGTTTATTCTCCTGGCTCACCTTACGTATCTTTGGTTCGCTACCACGACAAAGATCAAGACTTAATCTTTATTCCAGAGCGCAAGAACCTAGTACTTGCAAACATTCCTAACCCAGTAGGCAAGTGTTTAGCTAGCGTTGCTATGCGTTCATCTATTGATGGCGAAGCACGTGGACAATTTGATGATGTACTCTCAGTTCAATTAGCTCGTGCTCGATTTGCAGTATTGCAAATTCAAGCAGCAGAAAAATCTATCCAAGCACCTATTGCTATCCCACAAGATGTGCAAGAGTTGGCATTGGGACCTGATGCGATTATGCGTTCTGCTAATCCACAAGGTATTCGCCGTGTTCCACTAGAACTACCTAACGGAGTCTTTACAGAATCTGGTGTTCTAGAGCGTGAACTACGTACAGGTGCTCGTTACCCAG